GATAGGCGAGTAATGATTCATTACCACTGCATCCCGAACGACATACCCAAGCTTTTAAGAGCTATGTCCATTTCTTTAATGAAGCTTGCCAGACCTTCTCGCAATTCATCAATAACTTTTTCATCGCGCTCAATTACTACATGGTGCAATTTTTTACAGTTGATATTTCGGGGGTCGAACTTGGCAAAGCCCCATGATTTATATCCGGTGATCATCATTGAAAATTGACACTGAACTATTTCTTCCGGCTTAATATGCCCATCTTTCGCGAAGTCAATCCAGACTGATGATGACCAAGGGCACTTTAATTCGAGCCCTTTTTCTTCGCCAACAATTAACCCATCAGGCGAACAGCCAGCACGCATATTTTCGTCTTGATAGATAAACGCGACCTCTTGAACGCTTTCAAATGTTGCAGCGCTATACGCCTCTTGAGCGTCCTTTTCGTTTTCCTTTCCCCAGGCTAACGGCTTGGCCTTAATTTCTTCTGGCAATAAACCGGTGGCAACTGATGCGATTAATTCATTCATGTAAGTTTGACGGGTTAGCGACGGGATAATAGGTAAACTTTCGCGAACAAACTTAATGCAATCAGCCCTTGTGCCTAAAAAGCAACTACCCATAAATTCAACTTCGTTAGTGCCGCGCTTAATTGTTTTTATTTCAACATCATCAGGGAATGGAGCGACGGCACCTTTCATTAGCAGTATGTAAGCTTTAGATGCTGAAACCACGCCAGCTCTTGAGCGGTGCCATTCCGGCGATCCCTGCTCAACCTTTGACAAATCAAAGCCCAATGTTTCCGAGTGTAATTCCATTTCTTTTTTAAAATTCCTCATGATTTAGCATTCTCCATAACTTCGATTACTTTTACCGATTCGTCGGCGGTGATGTCTTCAAGCGCTAAAACTTCGCGGCCTAATTTTTGTGTTAGCCATGGTAAATATTTATCTTTTGGTTTACCTGCAAACAGACTAATTAATTTTTCACCGTAATTTTCGGCCGGTGCCGGGGTTATATCTTTTTCAGTTGCGACTAAACCTTCACCACCATCAGTATTTAAATGCTGAATAGCAGTGGCAAGGCGGCTAACGGTTGGCCAATATTTAGCAGATCGCTTAACTACTGTCTTGCGTGCCATTTCATTCCAGTGCGTTTTCCATGGGCCGTTTTTTGCTTTTGATGAGTTTTGTATTTTTATAATTTCTTCTTTTGACATTTCGTCAGTAAGGAAATCACCAGACGGAAGCTTAACCGTGCAATAAGCGCCAACAACATCACCGCGATCACCAAATGGGTTATAATTATGCGCTGGGGCCTTATCTAATCCATTTGAGGAGTAAGAGTCCATAGAAAAAACAAGCTTGCATTGGCCCCACATAATAGAGCCGCTTAACTGGGCCAAGTGAAGCAATCCCATGTAAGAAATATCAAGGCAAACCTTGCCGTCACGCGGAACTAGGTAGGCGTGTTTTTCAGCGGGGTTAAGGCTAATGCCAATTGTTGCAACATTAATCAATGCGTTTTGCAAGCTGTTTTGATTGTTCATTGCCGTTTTCATCAGGAAGTCGTTAGATTGAAAAGCCTGAATTGCAAATTGCTTTTCTTTTTCCCATATTACAGATTCTTCGGTAATGACTGGTAGAAATAAACCTTCCTGACTTCCGATGTATTCAACCACATTAAATTGATTCATGATTAACCCTCCTTGGCTTTTTTAAGCTGACTTAAAATGTCGTCATAAACAGTTTCGATTGCTAGCATCTGAGAAACATCAACCCAATTGTCGTTAACTTCTATTGATAACCCGTCCAAATCGAATTGCTCAGATTCGCCCTGCTCTTCAAAGCTTGGTGCCAGCCTTGGGTAGTGATAACCGTTAACCACTGCGTCATATGAATGACCGTTGATTTCTATTGTTACGCTCTCACCTGTAATTGCTTGCATGTTAGTCACCTTAATTGTTTTTATTTAAATGTTTTTGACGCTTTAAAGCTTACCACCTCAAAACTAATTGTAAACCCTTTTATGTAAAATATTTGCAATGCGTGATAATTGGTGCTAAGTTGGCGCTAACTTAAATAGAAGGGTAACAAACATGAACTTAGGAAATGAATTAAAGAAAGCAATGGTAGATAGTGGCATTAATGGCGCTAAACACTTATCAGAGGCGTCTGGCATATCTTACGGCAAGACTATTCGCGCCCTTAATGGTGATAGCAGTTCAAGGCTAGTTGATATCGCTCAGTTGGCACATACGCTGAATTTAGAAATTAAATTTATTGTTAAAAGTGAGTAGATGCAATGCCATATAAAAAACACTTTAAGCGGTGGTTTTGGTTCTTGTTTGCTGTATTCGCAATTATCGAAGCCTATTCATTCGTTAATATAATCGAGGTGATGCAATGGTAAATCCTATTGAACGTTACACCGGGCAGTTTCGTAAGTGGATGCCCGGTTACTTGGTTACGCAACCAGAGCCGATACTTGTAATATTTAGCACCAAACAGCAAGTTGCTAAATATACGGCAAACAACGCAATTTTTAAAATGATGGAGAGCTAACATGCAAAACCAAATAACAGCAGAGGTAGCAGAATGCAGAGCAAAAAAGCTAAGTGGTCGCCTTTTAACTATCAAACTTGCAGTCGAAAGAATTAACCACATCAAAGAACAGAACAAGCCAAGCCGCATGAAGGTCAGAATGTCAAGGCTTAAAGAAATTGAAAATCGGGCATTCACCTCGAATATAACCAAAGAAGTATGGCAGTAATTTATGCCTAAACCTAAGCGCAAGCACACATTTGGGTATTACAATATAGTCTTTGAGCGTTGCGGTGAGAAAAGCACAGCTCGCTCAATGACTACTCCTATGAGAATGAATAAAAGGAAATAATCATGGCATTCAGCAATAAAATAAAACGCAACAAGCCATCAGTCAAAGCTGGCGACAAATTCTATAACAAGCACTCGGACGACCCTGTAATAGTCACTATGTATGGCGGCTATAACAATGTAACAGTTGAATTCAGCGATGGACGGCAGGGATTTGGTTCGGTGCTGGCGCTTAGAGCTGGAACGATTAAACCTATTGGTTAACTAACACATATTGAGGAATGACAAAATGAAACAAATCGACGCTAATTTTTACCTAAACTTTACGACAGAAAACGCAGATAATTTACCATCACCACGCCAGATGAATAACGACATTCAAGAGTTGTTCGCCGCCGTTCTGGATAACTATTTAAGCAACAAAGATATTGGCAGCAATGAAGTTCATCTAATCCTATGTGATGATTTTGCCATTGACGACTACGACGAAGATTAACAACCACTAAACTATGACCGATAAAGGGGATAACATGAAAGCCAATAAAATAACATTCGAATATTCAGTAACAAAAACTTACAAGGTCGAGCTAACAGAAAGCAACTTTGATATGCCAGAAAATATTAAGGACTTAATATCTACCATTGAAGAGCTAAAAAACGACCCTGACGGTTACAACGATAAGCGCCTCGACTATCAGGAAGACTCTGAGACTAAATTTATAGATTACGATGTGGAATAAATAACACCACCCAACCAATTGCCCGCTTGCCGGGCTTTTTTATGGCCAAAATAAATCAATCAAAGTGTTGACGTGTACACAAATATAATCAATAATGTGTACACAGCTTAAATAAAGGAATCGGTATGGAAAAGCTAAATGTTAGATTTAATGATGGCACAAAGGCAGAGATAAAATCTATCTCGCAGAAGACGGGGCTAAGCGAATCGTTTATCGCAAGAGCGGCACTAAATAGAGGCTTAACAAGGTTGGATGGGATTATTGAGCTAGAAGGCGTTAAGCAGTGTGTTGACGTAATTTCGACTTACGAGGGCATATTTAATGTCAGCTAAGTGGGCTTTTTGGGCTTGGCATAAATAATACGTTTAATTTAAGGGAAAGTTTGATATAGTTGTTTTGTTGATTGGATGCGGGTCCATAAGACAAGAGAGAGGTTTGTTAGTATTTCTGAAGCATTAATTTGCTTATCCCGCCAGATTTACTACCAAACCTTTTTTAGTTTTAATACTCCTATCC